CCAACGTTGTTTGTACGGAAATGCTTGCCATACGACGCTCTGCTAGCATGTCTGATGCCTGAACTTGCTTATTTATAAGATCCTGTTGTTGACGTAGTGCGGTTAATACATTATTTTCATTTACTGCGCGGTTAGCTGCTTGATAAGCACGTTGTTTTTCAAGTTCGACTAGGGCCTGCCCTTCTTTAGTTTTGTTTCTTTCGTCTGCTTCTAGTTTTGTGATTGTTTCAAACAATTCTTGAGCTATTTTATTGTTCTGTTGGCGCCTCTCCAGCTCATTGGCAAGCGCGTCATTATTTTGCTGCTGGGCTTTTGCAATATCTACGGTTAGAGCAGAGCGCCTCTCTTCGAGTCCATTTATAGCTTTTACAACATCTTGTTGTTTTGTAAGTTCTTCTGTTAGTTTTCTGGCTTCACCGATACGTTCGCCAATAATTGAGCCAACAAGACCACCGGCAAAGCTACCCATGGCGGCACCGCCTGGGCCTAGTAAGGATCCGAGAATCCCTCCCGCTAAGCCTCCAGCGGCGCCGCCTATACCTGCTTCAACTCCCTGTCCCGTAAGCAGAGGAAATGCACCACTAATAATTGCGCCTGGGACAGCACCGCTTAAAGCACCTCCAATTCCACCACGTCCAAATACTCGTGTGCCTGCGGCGGCAACGGCTCCCCCTGCTCGTCCGAATGTTGGAAATGCTCGCCCAAAACCGCTTTGAAGTACTTGCTGTCGAGCTAGTTCGGCTGATACCTGTTTTTCTGCCGCTAGACGTGCATTTGTAGCTATTACCAGTTCCCTTATAGCTACTTTTTGTCTTTTACTACCTACAATTTGTTTATCAATATTAGCACTAGCTTGCTGTGCTAATGCATTTAATTTTTCTAGCGAAAAAGGTATATTTGCTAGTACAGGAAGTTTATTTAAACGCGCTACTGATTGAGATGTTTTATCTACAGAAGTTTGTAGATCTCTCAGCTTCTGTAAATTTTTTACGACTATGTCAATTTCGGCTACAGCCACGGTTGTAAACCCTGTTTTCTAGTAGCCAGTCTACCGGCGGCGTTTGGCTTTTTCCATTTCCCTTTCCTGGTCCTCGTTGAGGATCTGGAAGTAGGCGCTCCAGCCGATTAGCTCTTCGGCGGTCATGGTGGTGGCGACTTGGCTGAGGGTTAGTCCCAGCTCTTTGGCCACGCCAAACTGGAGCATTAGCCAGTTGTTTCGGCGAAGTTGGGCACTCAGTTCTTTGGGTCGATGGCTTCGCTGTCGTCGGTGAGGATCGCCAACATCAGGGTCTGGAGATCCTTGTCCTTGACTTCGTTCTTGAGAATGTCGATTTCGCCAGCGGAAAAAAGTTTGGTGCCGTTTTCGTCCATTGCCTTGGCGATCAGCAGTTGGAGGGCGAAGGCGTTGGCGTCGTCGGACTTGGCTTGTTTTTGGGCGCGTTCGCGTTCGGCCATTGTTAATGGTGCTACCCACATCTCAAATTTGCTGCCATCGGATAATTCGACGACTTTCTTGACGGGCTCCAGATTGGCCGCCTTGCGCAGACGATCTATGGCGCGGAGTGAACTGGAAACAGGCATACAGATCCTGATGGTCTGTTGTTAGTGTAGCGCAGTACAAATAAAAAGTCCCGGTTTTTGGGCCGGGACTTGTCCCAGTGGGAAAAGCTATTAGGTCTTGGAGAAGTCGAAGGTAGGTGTGGCTGCTGGGCGGAAGTTCACAGTCACAGACTGGGCATCGTCCGGGTTCACGTTCAGAGTCGCAGAGGTCAGTACGGCGTCAAAGGCGATTGACCGGCTAAGTGTGTCGCTTAGCGAACCGCCACTAAATACCTGATCAACATACAACTTGAAGGCGGCGCCGACTTGCTGGCGCTGAAGTACGTCCTCGATCATCCGATTGGATAATGCGGCGTCCTCGTTGGTCATGTAAGCCGTGGCTGTGCCAGAGCCCTCGGCAAAACCGGCGATATAGCTGCGGAAAGGAACATATTGACCAGGAGTTTGGCCGATTGTGGTGACGTCAATATCGGCTCGTGTGATCTCAAAGCTCCAGTCGCGAACTTGGCCGACAACAGCGAAGGTGCCATATGCCACTCGAAACTCGTTAGGGGCGGTGAGCGTACCGTCGTCAGTGATCGGCAAAATTACCCCGCCGGCGGTGGCAGATACTGTTAATGCGCCGGTGGATGCGGTGTAGCTCAGCACAAAATATGTGGTGCCTGCCACGATTGGAGAAGGCAGCGTGCCAGAGCCCGCACCACCGGTTTGAGTATTGACGATGCTGAAAACAACAGGATCGCCAACCTTAAAATTTAGAAAAGATTCGACGGTGATGACGTCGGTGGCGACGTTGACGTTGGCTTCACCAAAGCCGCCGATAGTGCCGGCGGGCTTGTAGTACAGGGCGCCGGACGTGCCGGACAAGACTGTGATGGCCATAGGGACTTACCGAGGGGGGTGAGTAATGGGCGGGCACTGGCCGGCTTATATCAGAATAGCAACAGTCCTCAACTAAGGACTGTTGCCACCCAACTTGTGTCAACACGACCTACGAAATGAGGTGCTTCCTCAGTTGCGGAAAATATAGGGCCATTGATTTCGCCAACCTTAAAATAAACGCCGGTCGTGCCTTTGGTGGAGTTGTTGATTGTCTCCAGTACGCTTACGGCTGTGTTGAGCAAAACTTGATTGCGGGCGGGGCCTTTGCCCTTCTCTGTAAAAATGCGGATAATAATTGCGCCACGCGCATTATCGACACTAGAGGTAAGCGTGGGTTCGTTGGTAATGCCGAAAGTAACATTGACGCGGATATATTCGGTGGTCGTGTTGGCGGGGACAGCTGTGATGTTGTCGAAAAAAACCGGTACGGCTGGCACCAATGCACCAAAGGCTGACAGCAGTGGGTTTTCAACGGCGGCGCGGATTGCTTGGTAGTTCATATTTTTAGGTTGCGCAGATTTTTATCCAGTTCTATCTGTATAGCTTTATCCAAGTTGCCGCTGTTTATATAAGTTGTGTACCAGTCAAGTTCTGCCGAACTAGAGGCTGTGCCATCGCCAAGAATTACAGCACCTCGCTTATGGGGTACATTAGGACGAGAACCTGTTTGTACTATTTTATTAGACAATTTAGTTGTTCTAGGATAAAAACGGCCTTCTTTAAGATCTAGCGCATAAGCTGCGTGAGGAGAAATATTTCTTATTGTGTATTTAGTTTCAGGTTTAAATTTAAATTCTTTAGGTGTAAGAATAGGAGCTTTAAGTTTAGTAGGCGCTCCGGTAGTTTTTGATCCTGTATTCACCTTAGAAGGACTTTCTATTTGCCAAGAATTTGAAAATTCTCCACTCCAGTTCGGCCCTTCTTCCTGCAGTTCCGCTACGATTTTTTCAGCCGAACGTGCTAAAGAAAAAATAAAAGGAGACAAAACTAAACCTTCAAAACCCTCTGCTACTGCTTTGATGGTTCTTAGCGGTGTCATTACTGAGGCCTCGCAATAAGGGTATGCATGACGGGGTTGTCGCCGCGGTAGCTGGTGATGGCGATGATTTTGGCTTCGCGGGTGGCGCCAGCCTGAGTGTATTGGATGCGGTCGGCTTCGGTCGGATAGTACGTTCCAAGCTCACTGTTGCCGATGATGACTTTGAGGTCGGTGGTTTGGTACAGGCCTTCGGATTCGCGAGGTGTAAGGCGCGTAATGACGCCTTTCAAGGTGACGTTGGTGTCGGCGCCAGTGACATTGCCGGTGGTGGGGTCGTAGGTGCGGGGCGTAGTGGTTTTGATGTACGTGATGGTTTGGCCCCAGTCGGCAAGGATGCCGGCAGGGATTGAGGCAAAAGTATCATCGATCAGGCTCATGTCAGCCTCGGAATAGACGGACGGCGTAGTTGGCTGCGCCACCCATGCAGTAGGGACCAAGGTAAGTCTGGAGCCAAGGATAAACGTCAAAGACGTTGTTAATTACGCCGCTGGTTTGGCTTGTTTTGTTGTACTTGACTTTGAGTTCGCCTAGTTCTACTTCGTCGGGGATGCCGGTTGTGCCAGTGGTGCCAGTGATGGCGTCTGTATCGTTGGCTAGAGATCGAGCCAGTTCAAACGTGGCGACTTTGATGTCGGTGGGAATTAGGCTGCACGCCAAGTCAATGTCATCGACTGTGTAATCTTCACGCGGCCATTTGAGGGCTTGAGTGGTGGTGCAGCGGTCGCCGTAAAAACTCAGGGCGTTGATCCAGCGGGTGGCGGAAATAAGAGCGCGGTTCTTTTGGTCGTCGGTTTTGTTGGTCCAGGTGGACGAATCTGGAACTGTCTCGAAATAGGTGTTGGCAGCCGCCAGCGTCACATACGAATTGGCCGAAGCTCCAGCCAGAGTGGCATCAATGGTGGCGGCCACGGCTTAATACATCCTTTGTTTGAGTCTAGCGTCAGTCTTGGATTTCCTTGTTTTGGGGGGATTGTTAAGAATTACAGCGTGGTAGA